ACGTCCGATATTAAATCCCTGTTCACGCTCTAATCTACCTTGTGGAACATTAAGGGATTGATATAACTTCTTCTGGAAGTATAATACGTCTTCGATCTGATCCAGGTTTTGACCACCTGGTAAAGTACTAATCTCAGTACCTCGACCGCCTTCACGACGTGGTAACCAGAAGTCCTCTAGCATAGACATGTGCTTACGATCGTCTCTCATCTGACCGGTTTTAGCGTCATAGATCAATTTATTACGATGCTTGGTCATAAGCTGTTGCATGTATTCTTCGGCTTTACCCTTAGGAAGATTACCGACGTCTACGTAGAACACTCTACGCTCAGGAGCACGAGCTAGACGATAGATGACCAAAGAGTCTTCCATCATACGTAATTGGTTAGCAGGCTTTAAAGCTTTATGTAGATAAGATACTACTCGTTTACGATCTGATGATAACAATCCCGAACTAACAAAACAGATTGAGTCGGGTGCGATCTTAACCCCGGTATTAGAATTACCTGCTCCGCTTTCTTGATAGATGAAGTATTCTTCTACTCCATTAATAAGGGTTAATCCACTATTAGCATCTCTTTCTTTTTTATACTTACGAACCTTACGGATCTTAGTCGACTCAATTGGTCGAATCTCCATTATGCCATTCTTAGTTCTTTTTTCATCTACTATGATATGATAGTATAAGCGACCATCAACATACCATCTACGGAAGATATCACTACAAGAGTTATTGATATCCAGCATTTTGCAAATAGTATCAAATTCTTCCTGTAGTACCTTTCGTAATTTAGGAGAGGATACGTCATTAGCATTTAAGGTTAATGGTCCCGCAAAAGTGTCATCTGATACAATAGCCTCATTAACAATATCTTCGATCGCTGCATCAACTTCGGGCTGTGCAGCTGCATCACGATATTTGAGAATTAGCATCGAATCATTCTTAGCGGAAGAGGCATCTTGATCTAGATATTCACCAAAATGCCCGCCAGCGCTAACAACTGCGGTTCCATCTGGATCTTCGGGTGGGACGAAGGATTTCACTTCACCAGTCTTCTTTGACTGCTTCTTAATGATTTCGAAACCAAAAAGCTGGTCTCTATCTGTCATATCTGCCATATTGTACCTACGAAAGGGGTTTTATGTTTCTTCTATTTATGATATTTATAAAAACAAAAAAGGGGGGATTTTCAAAGAAACAAAAAAAAGAGAGCCGAAGCTCTCCTTTATATAACCTAAGATAGACTTAGGTAGTAGTTGATGAGGTCCAGTATAGGTATTCAAAGGTTACTTGGAACTCTTCGATTACGTTCTCTGATTCCCAAGTTAGGTCAATCGGAGTTAACTGGATCGGGAAAGCTGACTTAAATTCATAAGTCTTTAGTACTTCCCCATTTTTGTCAAGCTGATCGACTGCCATATCAACCATATAAGTCGATGGATCTACGGAACTAACATTACTCTCATGTTGGTTAATCCGATTCATCCATGATTCGACCATATTGCGTACTCGGAAGTCGGTGTCATTCAAAACCGTGATAGTCCAAGGTTCGAATATTCGATCACCGGCCATCTTAAAATGACGACCGCGAAACGGAATATCTATAATGCCGACTGTTGATCCTGGTAATTGTGCACCCTTAACAAGGAAGGAAAGGGATTCCATATCGATACCAGTAATTCCCGCCGGTGCAGCAATTCGCACCTGGAACATATTGGCGCGAGCACCACCACCGGATAAACGAGCTTTAAAATCATCTACACGTAAAGTTGCCATTTCTTACCCCCATTACTTACCAATGATCTCACTGAATTCCACGCCGGTACGAGTGGCGACAAAGTTCAGTGTGATGAAGTTAATTGAGCGAGAAGGCTTAATGTAGATATCTGCTACGAAACGGTTAGTATCGACGACTTCGCCGGTATTATTAGTTTCATCACAGATAACTGCAAAATCAGTTACACCACGACGACCTTTAACGTCACGGAGGAACGGTTCTACCATGTTACGGAACTGAGCACGTGTAAACTCATCGTTGAATTCGAAAAGCTGGTACTTAGAAGCTGTAGCAATAGCTTTCTCAAGAACGATGAATAGTCGTCGAACGTTGATCCGATCGAACGCAGAAGGTTTAGCCTGAGCGGTTTTATCACCATAGAGCAGGATACCCTGTCCTGGGAATGAAACGACTGGATTAACCCGTGCCAGATAAAGGTCATCTCGATCTGCTTGATTAGGATTATAAGCTAATTTTGTAACCCCTAAAAGTTGTCCCCGACTGAAGCCTGCTGGTGAGTACCAAGCATCGGCAACGTTATCGGTATTTGCACAAAGACCCGCGATTGAACCATTAGCTACGGTCCAGCGATATACGTCGTTATACTTATCATATACGTATAAAGCGCTTGAGTCGATAACACCATAAGAAGAAGACGAGAGCTGGTTAGCCCATTCTAGTACGTCTGCCTTTGGAGTTATTGTTCCAACGGTATCACTAATTGCTGGCGAAACGAAGGCTATACAGTCCTTACGAGCTTCAGCGATAGCGATCATGTTGTTGGCGTGTGTTACTTCTTCACCCTCAGGCGCTACACCCGAAATGAGAAGAGAGATATCTACTGTGTCTGAGTCAAGGTACAGCGAGTAGGCAATATTAAGTTCGCCTACAGACGGAGCGTTATCACTTGATCCACCGCTAAGTGAATAAGAGTTAGCGCCGGCCGGTCCACTGAAAGTGGTTCCAGCTGCTGATAAGCCCGCATTTGGGAAGTCAGTACTATCGTGACCACCCCAAGAAATCCATCGTGAGCTTTTATTCAACACTTCTTTATAGTAGTTGTTTGTACCATCATCGGCTTTTGCGTTATTAGCCTGTGAAACAAATCCGAAAGATTCCAGTACAGTGCCTGCTTGACCGGTAATCAAACCAGTATTATCGACAACTATAACGTGGACTTCGTCATTTGAACCACCAACTGATTGAGCAAATGTGGATGTTCCAGGAGGTGCGCTGAATTGGGACTTATAAGCCCAACTGGCAAAACCGGAAGCATCACAAACCTCTACTAGAAGTGAGTTACCCAATTCGCCCGGGTATTTAGCAACATAAAAGTCTGCAATCCCGAAAGTGACGTTATCATAGTCATCGTTATTCTTAACCAAGATACCAACACCGGATGCTGTAGCATTCAGGTGACTGGTCGCGGCTCGAACAACACGAAGTGAATTACCATACTGCAAGAACTGAGCAGCTGGCATGAAATATTTAAAAGTGTCGGAGTCAGGTTTACCGAAAATAGACACTAAGTCTTTTTCGGAACTAACGGTAGTTATTTGTTCTACTGGTCCCCACTGGAATGAACCTGCGATTGCGCCAATAGAAGCTGAGACAGCTGGGACTACGTTAGTCAGATCGGTCTCTATTACCTGAACTCCGGGCGAGACTAGAAACGCCATAGGAGATACCTCTCATTTATTTAATTAATATGTGATCACATAATACGAATATTCAATGAAGATATTTATGAAAAAGGGGGATTCAACTTTCATAAATAGTATTAATACCAATCATCTTCCCTGTCATCGGACAACCAGTTTGTGTCGGCTGATCGCCAACCTGCCAGTCTATCCCTTTCTTCCAATGGATCAGTCTCTACCATACTATCCGGCATAATGCCAAACGGTAACATATCATTCTCAATAGTCTTTGTGTGCTCAGCGAATAACTGATCTTTAATATTGATATCCGTATTTTCTAAGAACCAAGGTGTGTTTGCAAACCAACCTAGCAATACGAGGTTCATTACGAGATCGTCATGATTACTACCTGAAGCTTCGTACGATTGTCCTTTTGCAACAAAGGTACTCATTTCGATAATAGTCTCTTTATCTCGTATTTTTAATTTACCCTGTTCGACGATATCCTTAATATGCGAACAGCCAATCCTTTTTACCTTCTTATCCATGTGTACGCCCAATGCATCGGCTTTCACAGATGATTGGATAAACATGTTTTCATATTCCCAGTCGTAATACATACCATTACATACTACTGCACCCTGATCATTTGATTCTATAACAACATAAGCGCTATTATAATATTTGGCCCATCTATAGATCTTATCTGGATACAATAAGGGTGAGATAAGATTATTCTGATAAACGCAAGCCTGTTGCCATTGCTCTTCGGATATGTCGATGATATTAAAGGAGCTATAATCCATACCCCTTCCTTTCGCCACATCTACAAACATTATATACTTGTGATCTTCGATAGCAGGTATATACTGTCTTATCCCATCTTGAGAAAAGATAGGTTCTTCGGATCTTAAACCGAGTAACGCTTGACCGTTAAATAGGGTATTACTTGCACCCAGAAACTGGTTACCGAATTCCTGGTCAAACTGGAGCTCTGATGTGTTACCAATAGTCTGGCGTTTCCATTCGTCATCTCGACCGGGAACGTCCCACCAGTCTACACGGAATGGCTTATAATCACTTGTCCCTTGAACAGCGCCTTCATAAATGCTGTGATAAAGGTTACCGATACCATTAGCGGTCGAGGTGATAATTACTCTCGAGGTTTTACCCGATGATACCACTGGATATGTCGAGGTATAGAATTCAGTTGCATTATCAACGAATGCAAACTCATCAAGGTATAAGAGATTTATTGAGAAACCACGAATTGAGCTAGATGAGGTAGCTGCTGAAATGATACGAGAGTTATTACTGAACTCGATCGTAGATTTGTTTGCTGCTTTACAACCGGGTTGAAGCCAGAACGGTAGATTCTCCATCATCAGAGTAATACGACCAACCATCTCTCTAGCGGTACTACCTTTGTTAGCTAATATTGCTACGGTCTGATTGCCGTGAAACAGGGCATACCACAGGAGATACGCAAGTGAGCTAATTGACTTTCCCGACTGACGACAGGCAAGTACAACGGAAAATCTGTTAGAATTGAAATGATCGACCATTTCCTTCTGATAAGGATATAGCTCAAAGTTAACCAAACCCCTGTCTAGGTTGATTACTTTGATATACGTTTCCATAAAATACTGAGGAGAGTGCATGCACTTAGCATACTCTTTGATCTGTTCCTCTGTATATTTTACCTCGGCGCCATCCCTTTTAATATGGACGTTGCCACGATAAGTTAAATTCTCATCAATCATGATTTATAATTTTTTGCTGAGCATCAATTAGCATTTTCTGAAGGTCAGCGGTCGATCCAACAAAGACCGTATTATTGGTTACACTAGGAGGTGAAGTGGAAGCGGGATTTTCTGTTTTATCCTTTCCAAACCTCTTGCCGTTCTGTAACTCTTCCCGGTCTTTTTGTAGGGACATTAGCTTATCTGTCACATCCGCTATATCTTTCATGATTCTAGATAGTACTTCATAAGCCCTTGGGTGTTCGCTCTCGCGCGCAACATTAGCCATGAGTTCATAGTTTTCTTTATGACTTTCTAGAAGGTCTTTATACATCTTACGACTAAATTCGTAATCGTCAGCGATATCAATTTGATGTCTTTTTTCAGGTGGTAAAGCTAACTTTTTGGTCTCTTTCCTATCCTCGAGATTTTTATCCAACGATGACACCATCTTAAATTTTTTATATTCGTCCATCTTGCGCTCTCACTATGTCTGTAGGGAAGAATCCGTAATAGTCAATTGATCATTTAAAGAAAGTTGTAAGGTGAGCTCTACTGGTTTAGGCTCATCGGATTCAATAGTGATTAAGTAAATAACCCCAGTAGCTCCACTGATAAGTCCAGTAACAGTCGTTCCAATCAAAGGTGATTTACGCATAGGGTTACCTATAACACCCTCGGGTTGATCTGATAGAACCTGACCAATAATCTTCCCGCTCACCGATAACGATTCACCCTTTATAAACGCACCCGACTTATCCGATAAACCCATATAGAACTGATAGCTTGCCGGTACATCAAATATATATCCGGTAGTTGTGTAGTCATTAGGATCTGGTACATCTGGTGGATCATAATCGACAACTTCCGCAAAAGACTCTAAAAAGGTTTGAGGGTTATTCGCAACGTCCCAGAAGTCTATATGAGCCTGATGAATGACCGGTACATTATTATCGCTAATTGCCCCATAATATCGAGCCTTAATGGAAAAGGTTAAGGTGTGCATTATAACACGACGAGCAATATAATCGCTTTCATAATCATCTGAAAGAGAAACCCCGTCTAAGACGATCGGCATATCTGCCGTATCATGCGGAGTCCATTTAACACTTACGTTATACTCAGGATGAAAGGTTGGTAGGATCTGCTCTAATATCTGTAAACCGTCATCCTGGGCTTTAGCTAAAATATTCACTTCGAAGGTAAGGATGTATGGGACATATCCGGCAGACTTACTTACACTATTATCTGGGTTTCTAACTAGCTTATCATTGAAACGACTAACTTTAGAAGTAGGGTCATAGGATAATGAGGTAACCTCAAATGAAATCCGCGGCAACTTTATCGCCATAGCTGGATCGGTTAGATCAGGTCTTTCATCGATGCGGGATAGAAATTTCTGTGCAGGACCATAAGCCAATGGCACTTTCTCAACATTCAAGGCATTACCCGCTCGATCTCTGCGAATAACCTTGATATCATCAAAGAGCGAACCAAACACAGCTACTACCTTACGCGTGGTTGCGTGATAGAAATGTTTGCCGCTTATAAATCCTGCCATCTATTATTCTCCGAACGGATTAGATTCTGACCAATCGATTATATCATTTGCTTCGGTTTGGATCTCGGTATTTTTAGCATACGGATCATTTGCAAACGCATCCAGTCCTGATACACTCATAATACTGGTTGGGTATTCTCCAACTATAGCATCAGAATTTTGGTTAGGACTTATCCTAAACTCGTGGTACTGACTATCGCTAGTTTCAATATCGCCTATATACATCTTAGTATCTATACCATCTACGAATGATAGGATCTCAGCTGATATAATGACTCCATCATCTAACGTCTGAGAAATAGTTTGCCCTATCGTAAATCCGCTAGTTGCGATTTCCAGAATGTATTTGTAGGTTGAGATACTTTCGAACTGATCAACTGCTCCGATACCGGTATCAATATCTTCGCCACTGTATTCAAATAATCGGCATTGTAATTTGTAAACAGGCAGATTAGATAACTGAAAGAAAGGTTCTTGATGTTCTACGTGGCTAATCTCAAATAAGGAATTACCTAATGGGATATAGATCAAATCCCCTTCATTAGGTCTAATTAGATCTACCTGTTCGCCTACGTATCTATTCCAGGTACGTTTAGCGCTAATAAAGGTAATCTCATCACGGATCTCTAGACCAAATTTCTGGAAGAGATCACCTTCCCCTCCGAACCCTTCTACGTTCTCGATATACATAGGAAGCTCGAGCGCTTGCTCGAATTTAGATTCCTTGTCCTCATTAAGAACCCAATCCCGATCTACTATAGTACGTGGGATGTAGTATATATTTTGACCGTAAATAGAAATAGATTCTATGATAATATCTTCGAAAAGTTCTGCTTCAGATTTTACCTTATCACTAAAGTATACACTCTTTGCACCTGATACAGCCATCAATGGTTACCGCCTTTGTGGATAGTCATGTGATTATCCACTGATAAAATCTATGGGTAGCTCCCAAGTATTCCGGAGCTCTTCGTATAGTTGTTCTATATCACCGGTGGCTTCATCGTAGATCTGTTG